GTCGCAGTGAAAACGCCAACGGCTTGTTGCACCAGCTTTTGCTTGTCGCTGGCCGACATTGCGGTCTTGGTCATGTCAGTCCTCGCTCAGTTCAGGTTTTTCGGTTGAGGAACCCTTCGCGCTGCTCCTCCGTGAGGTCGGCCATCGCGTTGAAGAGCTCCATGCCTTCGAGCGAATCCAGCCGCTCGAACAGGGACCCGCCACCCGGACGGCCGCCCGGGATGTCCGAGAGGCTGTTGGGCACGGGCACTGCGAGGGCCGCCAGCTTTTCCTTGGCGGCCTTGGCCGGGTCGTTCGGGGGATCCTTTGGAGCGGGCGAGGCGGAAGCGCCAGTCGCGGCCTTGTAGTCCTTGAAGAGCTCGATCACCTGCTCGGTGCTGCCACCGTCCAGCACGCCACGAGCGGCGCTTTGCGCATAGCTGGGCATGGCCTTGAGCCACGCATCAAACTCCGCGCTCTGGGCGATGGAATCCACGTCGGGGTGCGCCGCGTAGATGGCGTTCGAGTGCACTTCTTCGGCCGAGGCCTGGCGGTGCTGGCGCAGAGGGGCCAGCTCGCGCTCGACCTCCGCCTGCAGTTCCGCCTTCAGCTCTGCCTTGAGCTGTTCGCGGGTGGCCGCGTGCAGCTTCAGCAGGCCGGCGCGCAGCCCTTCTTCCGAGTAGTCGCCGAACAGCTCCGGATCCGCGCCAGCCTCGATGGCCGCGCCTGCCTGCGCTGCCAGCTTGTCCGTCTCGGTCGGGGCCTTGCCATCGGCAGCGCGTTGCCCCGCCTGCGCCTGCAGCTCGGCCAGGGCGGCCTCGGCTGCGGCGGCACGGGCGGTCTCGCGCTCGGCCTCAGACTTCCAGCGCTGTTCGCCCTGGCGTGCCTGTTCCAACTTCTCGTAGGGGATGGTGTGCTTGCCATCCTTGGCCAGCACCACGGCATTTGCCGGGTCTGGCTCGGCCGGCGCAGCATCGCCCCCGGGCTTCGCTACCGCTTCCACAGCGGGTGCAGCAGGAGTGTTTGCCGGATCAGTGGCGGTCGCTGGCGCGCCGCCGGGTTCCTCGGACACAGCCGAGGTATCGCCATGCAACCCAGCGTTGAGCATCTGGGTCAACTGATCGGCCGACAGTTCGCCGCCCGCGCTATCCAAAGAATCCTGATGTGATGTCGCCATGCCTGTCCCGCCACATATCGCCGTGGCCGCATGGGCCAGCAATCCGGAGCAGCGCCTGGGCGCCGCGCCATCTGCTCTTGAATCCGCAGCGCCGAAGCGCCGCAGTCATCGCCACAGCGACATGCGCTACGGCTTGGAAGCAGTGTCAAAAAGCGGGGGAGGAAAGACCAACCCTAGACAGAGCGGGAATGAAAACGCCGCCCGAAGGCGGCGCTGGCCGAAGCCAATGGGATCAGCCGCCCTGCGGCAGGTTGTCGTCGGGCGCGGTGGTCTCGATGCCCTGCATGCCGCGCGACGGCTCCTGCGGGATGGGCGGGAATGCAGGGCTGGTGTTCTCGCGCACCTGGCCGATTTCGCCGGCCGCGCCCGGGCCGCCCGACTGCGGAGCGGGGCCACCAGCAGCCACGCCGGGCACTGGAAAGTCCGGATCGTCTCCACCTGGGTTGGGCTTTTGGTAGCCCGCGCCCTGCATGATGGCGTCCGCGATGGGCGCGATGGCCGGGTTCATTGCGACCTGGGCGCCGCCCTGCATCGCCGAGAAGGCGGCCTGCACGCCCACCTGCACGGCATCGGCCATCACCTTCTTGATCTGGGCGTCCGTCAGGCGCTCCTTCATCTCCAGCTCGCGCGCCTTGAGATCGTGCCCCGCCTTGGACAGCGCGGCCTGCACCTCCTGCTGGATCCGCTGCTCGACCTGCTCCGGGCTTTCCTGCGAGCCGGCCGCGCGCAGGGCTTCGATGATCTCGCGCTTGTAGGGCGTGTCCATGAGCGCAACCATGTAGGGCATGGCGGCCTGCTGGAACTGCGGCGGCATGGTCTTGATGACCTCCTGCATGGCATACAGCTGCTGGGAGCGATAACCGGGCGTGCTGGGCACCTCTTCTAGCTGGACCTTCAGCAGGGTGCGCTGCACATCGTTGCTCAGGTAGGTGTAGCCAGCCGGATCGGTCTCGATCTTGTTGAGCACCACAGAACGATCCTCGGTGACGGCATCGCCCTCGATGATCACCGTCTTTTCCTTGGCGCCCAGGTCCTGGACGATCATGGCCAGCAGCATCTCGCCCATGAGGGTGCGCGCGCGGCGGAAGTTGCCCATGATCTCGCCTAGCGCCTGGTTGGCCTGCTCCAACTGCGTGCGCTCCTGCAGGCCGCTGGTGGCGTTGCCACGCTGGCCGGTGAATGCCGCCGGCGCCGCGGACAGCTGCTCGAAGACCGCGCGGCAGTCGTTCATGAGCTGGTGCTGCTGCTCGGTGAGCTGCACGTCCCGCTTGACCTCGAAGCGCGCGCCAGGCTTTGCCATGTGCTCCTGGTCCAGCACCACATGGGCGTTGCGCCGGCCGATGGTTCGCCGCAGGACTGCGTCCGGCATTTGCGTCGCGCCCTTCGTGTTCTCGACGCGGTAGGCGGACAGGCCCCATCGCATAAGCGCCGTGCCGCTGTTCAGGCTGTCCTGCTGGTAGATCAGCCCGCGCACGTAGCCATAGGGCACGCGGGTCGAATCCTCGCGGAAGCCCCAGAAGATCACGTAGGGAAAATGGCTGTGCGGGTATGGCGTGGGGCTGTCGTGCAGCTTGTGCGGCCCGAGCCAGTAGCTTCGGCGCACCTTCGCCACGACAGCCTTGAACGCCTTGGTCATGCCGGTGGCCAGGCCATAGTTGTGGGCCTGGTTGCCCGCGTCGTACTCGACCACGCGGCCATCAGGAGACTCGATGAGCACCACCTCGACCCAACGCCGATACCAAAGCTCGGTCAGGCACAGCTGCTTGTTGGTGCGGTCGTACCAGCGAGCTTCTTCCACCGTCCAGCCGCGTGCATCCTGTCCGGCATTGGTCAGGCCCGTGGAGCTGCCGCCCTGGTTGGCCAGCCGGCCCGCATAGCCTTGCTGCCACCAGGTCGCGCCATTGCGGCCACAGGACAGGATCAGTTCGCGCGCCTGCGGAAAGGCTCGCGCGATGCGCTCAGGATGCAGCCATTTGTCCCGCTTGAAATACCGCGCGTCGCTCAGGTCCCATTCCTCCGAGGTCCAGTCCCAGCGCACCTCGCTGCGGCGCACGACCGCACATTTGTAGCGGTACTGCGTGGGATCGCTCACGCGCTGCACGCCCACGCAACCGAAGCCCACGGCAGCCTGGGGCCGGAAAGCATCGCTGCAGGCATCGTCGGCATGGGACTCGCGCTCGGCCTCGTTCAGCTCGACGTTGAGCGCGTCGGCCACGTCTTTGCTGCCCGTCTGGCCGTTGGCCGTGACCCTCCAGTCCGTGCGTGTGGTCTGCTCGTAGCCCGTGAGCGCGCGCAGCGTGGGGCCGATGCGGTCTTCAATGGCCGGCGGGATGCCCTGCTCCTTCATGGCGTTCAGCAGCTCGGTGTCCAGTTGCTTGCCATCGGCATAGTCCATCTCCTTGTCGGCCGCGATGCGCCATGGCGGCTCCTCGTCCATCTCGCGCAGCCATTCCGTGTATTCGTGGAGCGATACCTCGCCCTCGCCCATGCGCAGATCATCATCCCAGGCGTCCAGAGAACCCTCGGGTTCGGGCGAGTCCACGTCCATCGTGCTGGTGTTGATCAATTGAGCCTCCAATCGGTCTCTTCGGGTTCTTCGTATTCGTGCCGCTTGCTGCCGGGCTCAGGGATGCCCTGGACAAAGGTCATTGCCACCGCGTCGCCTTTGTCGGGCGAGCGGCCCAGCGCCTTGCGGATGTCGTCCTTGGACAGCATCTGGATTGCCGCGACCCGGCCCAGGGTCACGACCTTGTAGCGAACGGCTGTCAGGTCGGCCAGCAGCTCGGGGTCTGGCGGCAGCGCAATGGGATTGGGGTTCGTCGGGTCCAGTGCCTCGCGCAGCAGCCAGTACATTTCCGCGCGCCGGTTCCGGAAGCGCAGATTGCCGGCCTTGGTCATGGCGTTGGACGTCTCCGAACCGTTGACTGCGAGCACCAGCAGGTTCAGGCCCACGATGAAATCCAGCGCGCTGGAGCCGATGCCGATGCTGTCCACGCAGATGCACGCACCGTCGCGCACCAGGGGCGTGACAAAGCCCGCCGTGGTCGGGCCGTCCTTGGTGACCGCGCCCGGCACGGTGATCAGCTCATCGAACCAAGCGCCATGGCGCCGCGCCGCCGAGGTCTTGTCGATACCGCCGCGCGCCGGGTCCAGGCCCAGGGCCGTCATGCCGCCCTTGGCTTCGCGCGGCTTCCACCGAGCCTGCGCCGCCTTCACCCATTCGGTGGGGATCACCTGCCAGGCCGGGTCCGCGCTGCCCGCGTTGAAGTCGCCGTTCAGCATCTTGCTGCGCAGCGGCTCGGGCAGGGACTGCAGCGTGGCCTTGTAGCCCGTGGACAGCAGGAACAGGTTGTCGTTCACACTGGAAGGGATGAACGTCCGGCTCTTGGGCGTCATCAGGTCGGGCCCGACCATCACGGGCTCGGGGCCAGACACCTCCTGGTCCTCGCCCTTCTCGTTGGTCACGAACCAGCGAAGTTCGCCCGGCTTGGCCGGGTTCGGGTGGGACGGCTCCAGCCACGGCGCCCAGAAGCGTTTGACCCATTCGCCTTCGGGCTCGGTCGGCGGGTTGCCCGCGCACACCACGCGCTGACGGATGGTCGGGTCGTCGGTGCGCAGCCAGCCGATCAAGGAGCGGAACTGGAGCTCGGTGAAGTGGGTGATCTCATCGAAGCCCTTGAAGTCATGCGCCCGGCCCTGGTACTTGATCCAGTCGCCCGGCTCCTTCACGCTGCCGAGCTCCAGGACCTTGCCTTGCGGCAGCCGCCATATGCCGTCCTGGCTGTTGTAGCCATCGCGCGTGCCCAGGATCGAGGTCATGCGCTCCTCGATGCCGGTCAGCTGCACGGACTGACGCCGGAAGATGATGCTGTGCTTTTGCTTGGTCAGTGGCAGGCCCAGCAGCAGATCGGTCTTGCCGCCGCCGGCCGCGCCGCCGTAGAAGACGATATCGGCGTCGGACTCGAAGGCCACTGTTTGGGGGCCAGGCTGCGGCACCCAGATGGGAGCATCGCCAGACAGCAGCAAGGAGTCCAACTCCGCGCGCGTGTCCGCGTCCAGACCCTTGAGCAGATCCAGGATGTCGGCCGTGGTCAGCGCGGGCGTGGTCATTTCTCACTCCGTTTCGCCGCGAGCGTGGCCAGCAGCATGGCCGCGCCTGGGCCGCCGTTGAGCAGTGCCGCGAGCCGCACAGCCCGCTCTGCATCGGTCATCTGCTTGAGCATGAAGGGATCGCTCTTCTGCTCGTTGTCCTTCTCATAGAGGCCGGTGTGCTTGAACAGCTTCTCTAGGATGGCCACCTTGTCATGGAACATGACCTCGATGCCGTACTTGCCTTCCTTGGCTCCCGCATACAGAGCGCGGGCGGGCGTGCTGAGCTTGCGAGTGTCCTTCGTCACCACGCGGGAGTGGCCATCACCACCGCACTGTGGGCAGTCCGGGTTGGGCTCCAGCAGTGGGTTGAAGCCAATGCCACCCTGCTCATCAAAGTCTGCAGGCGCATTGCCCTTCACGGCCCACAGCTCACGGTCAGCATTCATCTCGCCCACGGTGCGCTGGTAACGGTTGCCCTCGCCAAAGCAGTGGCGGCAGCAGCCGGTCTTGACCTCAACCAGCTCACGGGGATCGGCCACCAGGATGTTCAGTGCCTCAGTGAGCACGCGGTCAGCACTGACCTGAGTGCGCTCCTGCTGCTGCTTCCGTGCCTCTGCGATTGCCGCCTGCAGGTAAGGTTTTGCTAGGTTTTCCGTAGCAATCTGTTTGGCCGTATGGACGCTGTAGCCGGCACGAATCGCGGCCTGGGCTCCATTGAGATCAACGAGGTACTCCTCCACGAAACGCTGCTGCTTCGGAGTCAAGGCCTGGGCATCGTGCCTCTTGGCCGATGGCGCCCTGCGCGCGGGCTTCTTTGTGGCTGGTCGGTTCGCAGGAACGGCAGAGCCTGCGGCCTTCTTCACGGCCGCAGGCTTCTTGGGGAGAGGTTTCTTTTGAGGCCCGGACTTGCCGGCAGGACGTTGTGCCATGGCCGGAAGTCTTCCGGCAGACCCTACAGCCGTCGAACCCTAGACGGGGAGGTCAATCACCACATCCACTACACAAACATGCGCGCCTGAGCTTTGTCGCTCTTCATAGCATCAATGCGGTTGAGGAGGCCAATCTTTTCATCGGCCTTCTTCTTGGCGTGCTCAGACATGAAGCACACCAGCTCCTCTAACTGTTCGACGGAACCAACTTTATGAAACGCTTTAGCTTTATTCACAAACACCACGGACTTCTTGTCACGAAGTAACAACTCAATGACATTGCTCAGAGTTCCGGTGCTCTTGGAGTCCCAAATCATCAGCCCATAGTCAGCAACTTCAGCCATCCTCAAATCTTTTGCAGTGAAGAACGCCCGCGACCCCTCGCTATGCTGTGTCATCACGCACTCAACCGGCCAATCACCCACGTTGTTACGGGGGTGGGACCCACTGCAAAAAATTGTCGCTTTACAGCTACCATGGTTGAACAGATGCCACTGCACAGAAGTGTCCACACCATCAGCATCTCCAACAATAACCTCGAAGTCTTGTTCGATGATGTTGTCGATCCGCTTAGTCACCTCTGGATCGAGGTTTTTGATGTTCAGCGAACCGGCTATAAAAACTTTAGTTGTCATCAATGCTACTTCCATGTTAGGGCGGCAACATAGATTCTATTGACTTTGCTATACCCGCGTAGCGCAGCGCATGCCGTCTCCATCGATGCACCAGAATGGTATAGATCGTCTACCAGCAGGACATCCCAACACCCCTCATTCGTGATGCGATCTACAACAGTGATGCGCCCGGCGAGCGCATCAAGCTTCTCCTGTCGCGTCTGCAAATTCTTGAGAGACGGGCCCCCAGGTGCTTTCTGAAGTAGCTCGATAACAGGTTTTTGAGCCATCTGTCCGAGGGCGCACGCAACTTCTGTAACAGGCTGGCGAAAACGAGCTTCCGATGCGGGCATGGGAACGATGAAGCCAACACTATCAAACGCCGGAAAAACATTCGCTGCCAACGCTTGAGCCAAAACTTCCACTTTTGTCCAGTCCGAGCGGTACTTTAACTGGAATGAAGCCTCACCTACCTCTGAACGCGTCGTATCAAACGTAGGGTGGCCCCATTCATTGTCTCCTACATAGGTGCTCGACAGCACATGCTTATCAAGAACCAAACCTTCATCCCAGGCGCCATAGATTTGACTGACATTCACATTCACGATGCGTCCTCTATCAATTACACAATTGCAATTACGCATCGTAACACTTAAATTTTTCACCGCCCGAATTGCATGCTTGCGGATGCACAGCGACTATGCAGATTGCGCATTGCGCGCTAGCTGGGCATCGCCTCAATCGAAGATTTGTCAATTGGGCCAAACCCTTCAACAAGAATTCACTCGCCAATCTAAGGAATTCCAATCAATTGCACATCGGATCACCACGGATTACAGCCACCCGCGCTGAGCAACGCAAGGTATTGGGAGTGAATCTTAAAAATGTAAGTCGCCCTGCCGGTTGTCCCCACGGCGTTGCAACTTTAGCGCCTTAACTTCTCTCTCAAGTTCGCGACGTCTAGCCACCTCATCAAGAAGGTGGTCTTGCAATTCAGTCACTCGCGACAGCGCTGTATGTTCCAGTGCCACCCCGGCTAAGGCCTGCCCCAGCCGGGCGGCCTCAGGGCGAACAAGGTGAAGCACATGCTCCCCGATTTCCACCAACGTTCTCCCGTCGTTCAGATGGACGATGACCACGTCCCGCGCTGTCCCGTGTTGGTGCACCGGCCGGTAGCACTGCTTCACCGCCGAAATCATTCCCTCGCCGCGCAGCACCTTGATGCGGTCGTCCACGGTGGTGAGGTTCAGCCCCGTCATCTTGTGAATGCGGTCGCGCGTGGGCTCCTCGCCAGCCTCATGCAACTGGCGGATCGCTTCATAGACCTGCGTCAGCGTCGGCACGGCCTCGACCGCGCCTGTGTCCGGATTGCCGCCGGCTGTCTTGTGGATGGTGCTGGTGGTGGCTTGGTTCATGCGTTTTCACTCCAGAGGGGCAGGCGTTGTGGCCAATGGCCGGATTCGAGAATCGTGTGGCGGGTGATGCGACCCCATTCGAGGCCGTAGTCCCGATGGGCTTCGCGGCCGCTGTCAACAAGGCGGTATTGGTCGTAAGCGACATGGCATCCCTCGATGTCGGGGCGCGTGCAGCAAAGCGGGAAGCCTGTGCGGTCGTCGGTCTTCAGCCCCATGCCCTTGCCGAGGTTCAGGTGGGCGTGCTGGCTGTAGTCGGCGATGCCGCACCAGATGCACGGCAGCGCGGCGACGGCGCGGCGGTAGGCTTCGCATTCCAGGATTTCGGCCTTGGGCATGCCCTTGCTGGCTGCACCCATCACCACGATGCTGGTGCATGCCATGCCGGCAGTGGCGCGGGCACTGTCCATGGCTCGGGCCGCGCGCTTCGCCAGAAGGTCCTCGCGGTCCTCGACCTGGGCGGCGGAGGGCTGCCGGCGGCCGAATCCGCGGCTGGGCCAGGTGCTCCGGCTCTGGATCATCGGATGTCGCCCTCCAGCCCCACATCCACAAGGAAGCCGTGGTCATCCATCACGCACACGCGAGTCGGGCCGTGCTGCTCCAGGCGGCAGCAGCGGTTTTCCGCCCAGACGGAGAAGCGGTATCGGCCCAGGGCATCGGGGCCGTCGATGCGCTCGCGCGTCGGGGCGCCGCGCCACAGGGGCGGGTGCTGGGCTGCGGCCCGCACGGGACCACGCTGGCCACGGCGCGGAAGGTCGGGGCGGAAATCAAGCATGGGCGCTGCCCTCCCCTGCGCCAGCATCGAAGTCCTGCACCTCCAGACACAGCACGCGCGCCACAAAGCTCTCCAACCGGGCGCCGCGCGACTGCTTCCAGCCCGGCAGCCGGTGCACGGCATCGCAGGTGCACAACTGGGGCAGCGCCAGGCGCATGTAGCCGGCCCAGCTCCCGCATGCTGGCGCGGGGTTCTCGGCCGGGTTCTCGACGTGGTGGCCCTGGGCACGCAGCACGGCGGCGGCGCGGTTGAAGGCTGGGTAGTTGAACTCGGGCAGGCCCGTCATCGGGCCGGCGATGTAGATGCGCTTCATGGCTGGGCCCTCCGGAAGGACCAGGCGATCATTGCGGCGTCACGCTGGTGCTGATTGCTGCGGCCGGCCCAGCCGGTCAGGCGGCTGAACGTGGCGGCATCGATCTTGGCGCCGTGGGCGCCGCCGGCCTTCGCGCTGGGCGGCATGCCGAAGCAGGTAATGCCGAGGCTGGCGCACAGGGTCTCGATCAGCACGCACCATCCATCGACCTCACCCACGTTGCGGTCCATCTTGGCGCGCTGGGCTTGGCTGCCGCGAGCTGTCCATGAGCCGCCCTTTCGGCTGTCTTCAAAGATAACCAGCGTTGGACGGCGCTCCTGTAGCGTAGTCATGATCTGCGCTGGCGCAATCTCCTCCAACGCCTGCAGATGGCCGTCCACGATCCAGGCCAGGCCCGTGTGTTTGCCGGGGTCCATGCCCAGCACCGTGATCGGGCCCTGGTAGCCAGCCGGCACCGTCACGCGCGGCGCTGCGGGCGCCACGCGAGCGCCTGTAGCTGCTGCACCACCTGCTGCTCGATGTCCACGAACAGCCGGGACTCGTCCCTGTCCAGCTCCCTGGCCCTGGCCTTGACGTACTCCCACCACCCGGGTTGCTGGGCCAGCTTGACGAGGTGCGCCACGGCTGCCGCGCTGAGATTGTTTGGTTGTTGCTGCCATTGGTGTTCAGACGACGATGAATTCATGGGTGTCGCTGCCGTGGCTGTTGACCAGCAGCTCGCGCAGGCGGCGTTCGGTGGCGCGGTGCGCTCGGATGAAGGTGCGGGCCGGGATCACCTCCAGCACCTGGCCGTAGGCCTCGCCGAACTCGACCAGGTGGCCCAGCTGCACGGCGTTCAGGCGCATCTCCTGGCCGTGGCCGTGCTTGCGGCCCAGGTCCACCACAGCCGCCACGGCATCGGCAAACAGGCTCTGGGCCTCTGGCTCTGTGAAGACGCCCATGCCCAGCAGCGTTTCGGACAGGTTCGCGGCGTCGGCCAGGTCGCGCCAGTGCTGCACCGTGGGAGCGGCGTAGCCCACGGCATGCACTGCGGCCTGGACTGCAGCAGCCAGGGGCTCGCGCTTACGCTGGTGCAACGGCTGCCGCTCGCTGGCCGACAGCTCCTGTGCCAGCGTGTAGGTGTAGGGCAGCGTCAGGTAGTCGCGGCTCACGGAGGAATGGATAGCGCTCATGGCTGGCTCCCCTGCTGGTGCTGCGCCACAGCGGCGGCAGTGCGGCGCTTGGCCTGGCCGAGGAGCATCCGGTCTGCACGGGCCTGGACTTGCACGGGCGTGAAGCGCGAGGCCTTGAGCGCGAAGGCTTCGCGCAGGGTGGCCAGCTGGGCCAGCACTTCGCGCTTCGGGCCGGTGGGCACCGAGTCCGGAGCCGGCAGCGCCAGGGCGGCGCGCGGGGCCGGCAGCTGCAGTTGCTCGCGCAGGTCGTCGGTCAGGCCCTCCAGACCGCCCGGCAGCCGACCTGCCGTGATGGCTTCCTGCACGGCGCGGGTGCGGGCTTCGGGGTCGTGCCCCAGGCTGACCTGCACCACAGGTCGGCGGCGCAGCGCGCGGGCCTCGCCCGTGATCCGGCCGTAGGCCTCGATGAATGCCTGCCGGGCCCCGAACTTGTCGCCAGCATCCAGCAGCGGCGCGGCCACAGCCCAGGCCTGGGCGATCTCGTCGGTCCACACCACGGTGGCCTGCTGGTCGGCGCTGGTCAGGGCAAGGCCATAGGCTTCGGCCGGCAGCATGCGGCCCGTGGCGTGGTCCACGTACTGCAGCACAGTGCCAGTCAGGATCGGGCCGCGATGCTCGGCACGGATGCGGGCCAGGGCCAGGCGCAGCACAGGCTTGTCGATGTGGGCCAGGTCTTCCGCCAGCAGCAAAAGCGCAGCAGGCCGGACCTGCTGGCCGCTCAGCTCCATCGTGGCGCCCAGCTCCTCCAGCAGCCAGTCGGCATCCAAATGGTCACGCATTGCCGCCCTCCCCGTTGCCCCGGCCGCCGCGCTGCCGCAGCAGCCGCTTGGCCTCCTCGATGGCGTCGAAATTGGCGCTCGTCTTGTCCGCTGCCCGCGCAGCCGTGCCGGTCACCGCCTGTCCACGGGCCCACTGGGTGCGGAAGCTCTCGGCCTGGTTCACCAGCACGCCGACGCCGTGGGAGTTCTTCACCACGAATGCCTCGTTCACGCTGGCCACGTACCACGCAGCCACCAGCGGCGCTTCCTCGAAGCCCAGGCGCTTGACCAGCGTCTTCACGTTGGCGTTCACGACCTGGTTGCGCACCGGCTTGACGCCATATCGCTGCTCGTAGGCCAGGCTGTACGCCGTCCAGGTGAGCTTGCAGGCTGCCTGCAGGGCTGTCTCCCCGTCGTCTGGATCACCGCCAGCCCCATCGCGGGCCGACGGCGCAGCCGGCGGGAATGATTCGTTGGCGGTTCCTTTACGGTTCTTATTACGGTTCAATGATGATTTGGGTGCGCCATCTGCACCCCTGGGGTGCGCCATCTGCGGGGGTTGAGGTGCGCCATTTGCACCCCCTGGTGCGCCATCTGCGGGGGGTGGTGCACCGTCTGCACCCGGTGCGCCATTTGCGGGGGGTGCGCCATTTGCACCCGGTGCGGCATCTGCGCCCGTGCCACGCTTGCGCTTCGCAGGCGCTGCAGCCGGGTTGAAGTTGGCCGGCGTGATGGTGTAGCTGGTGCTCGAGTTGATGCGGTATTCCCGGAACACTACGCCCACCGTCTGCAGCCACGCGATCGCATCCTGTACGGCGCGCTCGGACAGGCAGGTGCGCTTCGCAATCGTTGCAACGCCCGGCCAGCACACGCCGTCATCGTTGGCCTGGTCAGCCAGGGAAATCAGCACCGCTTTCTGAGCGGGGGACATTGCCAGCGGCCAGCAGGCCGCCATGATCATCGTGCTCATTGCTGCGCACCCTCCTGCGCCAGGCGGGCCTGGTGCTGGCCCCACAGGCCGGCGACCCAGTTCACGCCCTTGGGGGTGAACTTCGTCGCGTTGAAGGCATGCTCGTTAGACTGGGCCACGCCCGTCTTCACGATGAAGCGGCCGGCATCAATGTGGCACTGGTGCGCGGTCCACTCGCCGCCCAGGCGGTACATGATCTTTTCGTCCTGCAGCCAGGCCCGAAATGCATGCTCGTTCGCGCCCAGCAGCTTGGCCACTTGACGGAAGCCCTTCGCGCCGTTGGCGGCCACGTAGCGGTCCACGTATTCGGCCTTGGGCGCGGCCAGTGCCAGGGCGGCCTGCTGCTGCTCGATCTGCTCGGCTTGTTCAGCGGCCAGGCGCAGCGCCTGAGACATCGTGCGCGGCACGGCTGGAGCGGCCTGGGTCTCCAGCTCCTGCCACCGCTTCACCACCTTCATGCGCGCCACGGCGTCGTAGCCGAGCAGCAGCGTGAGGCACGTATCGCGGTCCAGTTCGTACTGCGGATAGCGCTGGCCGTTGGCACCCGCGTAAGTCGTTGTTTCGCAAACAGGATTCAAGTTTGAAGCCTGCAGGTCGTCCAGCATCGTGCGGATGTCACGCATCACGTTGCCATGGTCGCGGCCCGTCAGCTCGGCGATTTCGCGGCTGCTCATGGTCAGCACGGCAGCAGAAATTGCGGTGATCGCGTTCATTGCCCGGGCCCCCAGAATTTCCGGGCCGGAAATGGGCCTGTCAAATGCTCACGCAGGTCCATAGCATCTGCGTCATGCAACGCTTTTTCCGCAACCATCAACGTGTAAGTCTTCTCGTGGACCAGCAGGTAAATGCAGTCCCGCTGGCAGGCCGACGAGTTCTGTTTGCGCATGGCCGCACGACGCCTGAAAAGCTCCGCAGTCCCACTGTCAACCCATGTCTTCATGCAGGTGTCCAGAGCGCCATTGGGGCCAGCGATGCCACGGGCAAACATCACATCGCCACCTTCAGCCTCGTCCAACCGGGCCTGAACATGCGCCAGCACGCGCTCTGCTTCTTCAGGGGCCAGCCCCTTCAGTGCCTTGATGATTCGATCCGCCGCGTCAATCTCCGCGCGGCTCAGTACTTGGGGGGCGTCACGCATGCGGGACTACTCCTTGAGATAAATGGCGGCCGTGGGCACGTTCCTAGAATGGGTGTTCCACCAACCATCCATCCGAAAGGCCCAGGCCATGAACGAAAAAATCAACGATTCCGATGTGTTAGCTGCCGTGAACCTCATCGCCGCCCGCGTTCATCACGATGTGCGAGCGGGGAACTTGATGCAGTTGCCGGAGGAGGTTGCGAAGGCATATGCGGCGATCCAGCGCGCTCGCGTGCTGATTGCAGAGCAGCAGGCTCTCCAAGGCCCAGACGAGCACCGGTAAGACGGAAGTACTCGGCTGCGTACAAGCGCTCCAGCCGGCGGTTCTTGAGCCTCTGTGCTGCTGGCGGGACATCGGCGCCCCAGCGGTATGGCATATGCATGGTCTTGATCCTTGGGAGGGGTGTCCGCCACCTCCCGGGGCAGAATGGAAGTTCCTACACAACCATTCCTGAGAGGGGCGGACATGAAACAAGAACTGATCGGGCCCACAGCAACTCTTGCTGGAGCGATGCTCTCGAAGATCGAGTTGGAGTACAGC